GGCACTCCGGCCGATCTCTTGTCTTAGATTCAGACATTATGCAAGTACGTCATGCCTTATACGGAATTCTATGGATTATTATCCTAATATGGACAATCATCCAACGTCTGCCGTGGTAGTAATGCACCACCGCCGGCCGAGTATAACGCTATTACGCGACTACTCGCTCCCGGGAGGGAGGCGAATTCCCATGTATATGGGCAGAAACGTGCTAGCTAAATCTCTGGGTTTATACCAGAAATGAAACTAGACGCTTGAATATGCCTAGCAAGCTCCGCCGCAAGACCTGGACCTTTGATAGTTTATTTTCCTATCAGGGTCGAGGCACCTGTCAGCCTGGAGGTATTAGTGACGCGGCTCAAACCGAGTCACATAATGAACAGGAGGATATCGAATTCGAAAGTATCGAATACGATGCCGCGAGTCGTGCTCGTTATAACGAGTGCGAACATCAACGCTGGATAATGCGACTATTGGACAACCCACCTCTGGTGGTGCAGGTACACTCGGGGTTTTCTCCCCAAGCGTACTGTTATCTCTCAAAGCCTGCGCATTTCTTGATACGGCAGAATATGCCGAACAAGGATACGCGCAAGTTTGGTTATAACTTGTTCAACGCGGATTGGAACTTATTCTACAACTCCTGGGATGTTAAGGCTTTAAAGAATAAAGCTATAAGGCATCTCAGATCTGCTGTGGAGGTTAAGCGCCATATATCCATCCTTAACTTCATGTATGAACTTAAGGACCTTAAGCGCCTTATCGATCCTTGGCGTGATAACGTCAAGTTCCTCGATAGGCTTGCCTCTGGCAAACTGTCGTATAAGTATGGGGCGGCACCCTTCTTGGGTGACGTCGTCAGCTTACTTCAGTCGCTGGGTAAGATCCGTAAGCGCATGAAATTTCACCTGCGAGAAGCAGGTAAAATTCGTGTACTGAAGGGTCGAATGGACTCTGATGTGTGGCAAATCCGTTCTACGGATCAATACCACATATGGACTCAACCTGTCACTTGCTATGACGGGTTGGACGTCAACGGGTTTAATTACTCGACGGCGTCCTATATGATTCCTGAGGAACCGCCAGTACGCTATGCTATTAAGTATAGCTTTGGCTTACCTCAGTTATCTGAGTTGCAGTTCAAGCTCCGGTACCTGTGCGAGTCTTTTGGGCTCGCTTGGGATCCGCAGATTATATGGGATGGAATCAAGTTCACTTTCGTGGTGGACTGGTTCTTCGCTGTGGGCGACTGGTTACATGACCATTTCGCCGTGCAGCCCATCCCTATAACATTACGCATACACGAGTCCTGCGTGAGTACGAAGTGTATTCAAAACACAACGGCTCATGCGGATGTGCGTTCGGGGGACGTAGTTAGTGCGAATCCCACCACTGAACCTGTAACGGTTCTATGGAGGGGCACTCGCTACAGTCGTCAAAGGCTTGATTTGTCCTTGGACGACATATCGTACGCAGGGTGGAGTAAGTCAGTATTTGAAAAGATACTGACTGGAGCTGCCCTGGTCTTCACAACTCGCGATCGGAGAAAGCAATTTAAATTGCCCCGTCGCGTACCGTCTGTAAAACGCACTCTCGGCCGGATCGAATCCGGCTTTGAGGAGTTTTCAAGCGTTACGCGCCGTCTCTGGCGCGAGCGTTTGACTAAGGCACTATCATCAAATGAATGATTATTCACTAGATGACGCCTGTGCAAGGAAGTATCGCTTCAGTGGAATCCTAAAAGGGTTCTGCCGAGCGTGGTATTCTCATGATCTCGAATCCATCGGTGGTGAAAAGCCGATGGACGCTGAGAATCAGGAGTTACTGAACTCCCTGTCGCAGGTGTCCCCTGGAAGCCGTTTGGCTTCCTACGGGGAGTTACAGGAGCTAGCTGGCTTCCTTATAGAAGTCTCTACAGATCCAGGATACTTGGTCGATGCGGAGCCTGATAGGCAACGCAACGGCCGTGTCCGGGTCCAGAGACTCCACGGGAAGTTCGTCTGGCACCATGTGCTCACCCTGCTAATACGTGTGATGCTCCACATTGCACGCAATTCAAACCGTTAGGCCTACATCATCTAATATGATTGCAGACCCATTGGCTTCACGTCAGCACATTGTGTCTGGCTCAGCATTAACCGCCGCAGATGTCAATTTAGACATGATTGCGAACGGCCCGGGGCGTCAAACCCTCAGGAAGTGCTTGAGTCAAAACCTCGCTGTCACCAACATAGCCACTATATCACATAGTGTAACTAAGTCGGGGCGGCGGCGCAGTGTACTCCGTGTTGACTCCACGTATTATGATGCGTCGGTTGTACCGGCGATCAAAACTACGGGGAGCGCGTATATTGTAGTGGACCAGGATGACAGTCAAACTGTCAACCCCTTGTTCGCACGTGACGCGGCGTTGTCGACGCTTGTGAATGCACTTGTGACCTCTAGGGCCGCAGGTGCAAACTTTGTGCCGTCAACGATCCTTACCGACTTCTTGAATGGAGAGCCTTGATTGGCTTCTCTTCTTCACGTTGCCGGAACTAGAGCTAGGTCCCTTCATTTGGGATACCTACTCTAGTCGTGGGATCTGCTAGTATGTGAATGTGGCTATGAGTACGCTGCCTTAACGGGTGGCGCAATAATAGCATGCTCGACTTTTACGCCGAGTTAACACAACACCTGCTAGTAGATATAGCTAGACTGCTGAATCTAGACCTCTCTCGAGACATCCTAACTTTTAGGAATCGGGTGAGGCAAGAGGGTATAGGTTTTCTCACGAAAACCATGCCCCTCCTGGGTAAGAGTCTCGATTCTTACCTGGCTAGTGGACAAGCTCCAACGTTCGAAGGCTTTGCCTTAGATCGTAATGGGATCCCCAAGTTTCTTGGGAGTCTCATATCGCTTGTTTATCCGACTGTGAAGTCGGTTTCAGCACTACGGCACCTCAGACAGGTGCTCTACTTGTTTTACAAGTTAGAGCTCCCGTTCAAACCACATCAGGTAGATGAATTCGCTAAGCGATTCATTGAAACAGACGAGTCTTTACCGACTAGTCTTATACGAGCTGACCCCGTTCTGGACTGCGCTAGCGATCTTATCGCTCGCGTTTGTCATACGCTGCGGAAGGAGGATATTCTTCCGAAGCACGGTCCGGGTTCAGTTGCGGAGGGAGTTCGTGGGTATCGTAAAATGGAAAACCTCCATTTTATTGATTCCTGCGAAACGGAATTTCCATTCTTTGAATGGTGCGTTCCGTCTCTCTCTGCGGTGTGTGATAACTATCGCACACTCTCGGCGCGGCCCCAAGCGGCGGACGGCACTGCAAAAGTGCTGTTCGTTCCCAAGGATTCGCGTGGACCTCGTGTCATTAGTTGTGAGCCGGTTACGCTACAATACCTTCAACAAGGTATTATGGCGCAGCTGGTCTCGCGGCTGGAGTCTTGTCCCCTTACCAAGGGGAGAGTCAACTTCCGCGACCAAACAGTAAACCAGCGCTATGCTTATCTAGGGTCTCTACCCTATTATAAGGATGGTCGTGGCTACTGGGTCACATTGGACATGAAAGATGCAAGTGATAGAGTTAGTGTCGCTCTTGTCAAGCGGCTATTCTCTAAAACCCATATTCTTCCATGGCTGCTTTCGACTCGGTCGAAAGCGACGAGGTTACCTGATGGTACGGTTCGTGAACTTAAGAAGTTCGCTCCCATGGGATCAGCAGTTTGCTTTCCCGTGGAGGCGCTCATCTTTTGGGCATTAGCCGTTGCGGTGCTTGTACACCATGTGGGACTGCCTCTGACTGAGGCACTACCACTTGTTAAGGTGTACGGTGACGACATCATATGTCGCAGCGAAGACTATGCTGCGCTGTTACAGTACTTCCCGTACGTTGGACTTAAATTCAACGACTCGAAGTGCTGCATTACGGGATTGTTTCGTGAAAGTTGTGGGCTAGACGTCTATAATGGCGTCCAAGTCACTCCAATCAAGATACGAACCCTAGTGCCGTCATCTAAGAAACACAGTGATAAGATTGAGAGTTGGGCCGCATACCAGCGGTCCCTATTTCTCAATGGATATCACGGTTCAGCCGAAGTAATCCAGAGGCGATTAGACGAATTTATTCGTCTTCCAATCTTGGACATGTTGATCCGAGACCAGAGTTCGCTTCCGTTACATGAACGATTCCACTTCAGTTGCATTGCTGAAGCGGTCGACCATAGTGGTCAATCGTTCACGTACTTACTTGGCTTCCTTACAGACTGGCGCGGTATGCCTGTCCGGTACAACCCGGACCTGTGTAGGCGAGAAGTCTACACATGGCGCGCGCTACCCCTACTACGTGTTATACGTTTGAGGGGATACGACCGACTCCACTGGTTCTTTACCGGTAGAGTCTTCCCTGACCTAGAGAAGCCACAATCGTGGCAGCTCGAATTGGGCAAGGAGAGGTCGCGTCGTCCACAAGGACTGTGTTTCCCCGTCCGTAGCCGGGTTTCCCACAAGCTACGGTGGTGCGGTATTCCGCACGGAGCGTAAGCTCCGACTTTGGGCATACATGCCCCTTGGTGGGCAGCCAGCAGGC